CATTATCAAGAACTTTGAGTTTGAAGAACACAATCAGAATCCAGTAAACAGAGAGAAGTGTCCTACGTTTACTGAATTGAATATTTCTACACAGTATAATGAAAGGAATCCTCGATGGATGGTTCCTCAAAAACATGGGCAACAAATATTTGTTGAAGCGGTCAGTCGCTACATGGATGAACTTGATCTTCGGGATATGGATTTCCCTCCCAGATATGTTTTTGAAGAGTTTAGAGTCAAGAGGTATGTTGCTGGCACCGATGATGAGTTTTCTGATCATGTTGATGTTGGCGATCACTCTTCTGCTCGTAGATTCCTTGCTGGGTTTTTATACCTGAATGATGTCAAGGAAGGTGGCACTACAGATTTTCCTAAATTAGGTCACAGTATCACCCCCAAGTGTGGTAGAATGTTATTGTTCCCACCCACTTGGATGTATCGTCATGCAGGACGACCCGTTACCAAAGGTAACAAATATATTCTCGGAACTTATCTCCACTACCTATGAATGATCTAGAAGTAACTATCCTAAATGATCTCATTCACAATGAGAAATATACTCGTAAGGTGCTTCCATTTCTAAAGTCTGAATACTTTACTTCAAGGCAGTTTAAGATTATCTTTTTGGAGATCCATGAGTATGTTAGTCAGTATGATGCACTACCATCCCTCAATGCACTTAGCATAGAATGTCAGGAAAGAACTGACCTGACAGAGGAACAGTTTAAAGAAGTCCTTGAGGTTTTAAATGTCCTTTCCAATGATCCCGCAGACTACGATTGGCTCACTGATACTACGGAAAAGTGGTGTCAAGAGCGTGCGATCTACCTATCGCTTATGGAGTCTGTCAAGATTGCTGACGGACAAGATTCCAAACGCGATAAAGGCGCTATTCCGTCCATTCTTTCGGAGGCTCTTGGGGTCTCGTTCGACTCCCATGTAGGACATGATTATGTGTCTGATGCTCAGGCACGATTTGATTTCTATCATAGGAAGGAAGACAAGATTCCATTCAACCTCGCGATGTTTGATAAGATTACTAAAGGTGGTCTGGTCAACAAATCATTGAACATTGCTCTTGCTGGCACAGGTGTCGGTAAGTCTTTGTTCATGTGTCATCTCGCCAGTAGTGTTCTCCTGCAAGGGAAGAATGTTTTGTACATCACTATGGAGATGGCAGAAGAAAAGATTGCTGAGAGGATTGATGCAAACCTTTTGAACATCCCTATCCAGCAACTTAGTGATCTTCCTAAAGTTATGTTCGATAAGAAGATTGCAAAACTTTCTAAGACAACTCAAGGCAAACTTATAATTAAAGAGTATCCAACAGCATCGGCACATGTCGGTCATTTTAAATCTCTTCTTAGTGATCTTGCTCTTAAGCGGTCTTTTAAACCCGATATTATCTTTGTGGATTACCTCAATATATGTGCTTCCGAGAGATATCGCGGGGCGGTTGTCAATTCGTATACTTATGTCAAGGCAATCGCAGAAGAACTCAGGGGACTTGCCTGTGAGTGTGCTGTGCCTATTGTCTCTGCTACGCAGACCACTCGTTCAGGTTATGGCAGCACTGATGTTGACCTCACTGACACTTCTGAATCCTTTGGTCTCCCTGCTACTGCTGATCTTATGTTTGCCCTTATTTCTACCGAGGAATTAGAAGGCATGAATCAGATCATGGTGAAGCAGTTGAAGAATAGATACAATGATCCGACAATGAATAAGAGATTCTGTATCGGCATTGACAGAGCAAAGATGAGACTGTATGATGTAGAAGATTCTGCTCAGGAGGACATCGTTGACTCTGGACAAGAACAAGAAAAAGTGGATCTAGTCAAAAGATTCACTGCTAAAAAATCGTTTAATGAATTAAAGTATGATTGACCCTAACAAGTATTTGGAGTTCGTAGATGAAGTCACGTCTGTCCAAAGTAAAGACAACGAAGCATTCGTTTATCGTGTTCAAGAGTTGCAAGGTGCGGGATTTCCTCCCGAGCGATTGCTTACTGCTGCTGTAGGAATGAGTGCTGAAGCAGGTGAGTTCACTGAAATTGTGAAGAAGATTGTATTCCAAGGTAAACCTGTCAATGAAGAGAATCTGTTTCACCTGAAGCGTGAACTAGGTGACATCATGTGGTATGTTGCTCAAGCATGTATGGGTCTTGGTGTGACTTTCGATGAAATCCTTGAGATGAATGTAGACAAACTTTCTGCTCGTTATCCTGCAGGCACATTTGATGTTTATTATTCTGAAAATAGGAAGGAAGG